ACATTAACGCCCGTGTTCAGAAGGCTAAAGATAAGTGGATGGAAACGGGTTCTATACCTGACTTCAAAGCTTACAAGGCCGAACAAAAGAAATTAAAATCTAGTTAAGGTGAACAAAAATGGCTGATAATTCATTATTAAAAGACGTGATGACGCTAGTTGACGAAGTGGTTGAAGAAACCAATATCGCGGCTGGCTTCTCAAAAATGCTTCCTACTTTCGGTATGGGCGACACAGACGGTCAACGCTTAGATGACGTTGAATACTTACCAGAAGACTTCCGTTTTGAGTCTAACGATGGCTTTGTATCGCAAGCTGATAACTCAGATGCGCAGGCACTGACTGACCGCTTGATTCCTATTCGTCGTAATAAGTCTCTATACATTAAGTCTAAGATTAGCACCAAAGAATTACGCGACCCTCGTTTACGTAAAATGGCTGTTCAAGGCTTCTCACGTGAAATGCGTAATGCTGTAGACATTTATTGCTACAACAAGGCTATTACACGCGCTAACATGACTGTTACAAGTGCGGACGCTATCAAGCAAGCTGACACCTCAGCAGCAGAAGTGTTGATGTTAGATGCTGGTTTAGGCGGTTACGCTTCTAACTTGCACTTGTCTATCCCTCACTATAAAGATCTTAGCGACCAGCTAGCTCTTAACCAGTATCATGGTGGCTTGCCGCAAACTGCATATGAGCGTTCTATCATTCCTAATCAGATTGGTGGATTCGATCAGGCTTCACGCGCTGACTATCGTCTAGCTTTAGCTGCTCAAGGTGCAAGCGGTGTTACTGTTGATGGCGCACAAAAGCACACTGTTACAACTAAAGATGCTAATGACGTTCCAGTCGATAACCGCGAAATGAGCCTGACTGTTAGCGCTACTGCTGGCCTAAAAGCTGGTGACAAGTTCACTATCGCAAACGTTAATCGCTTGAACCCAGAAGTGCGCGAAACTACTGGCGAGCTAATGACGTTTACAGTTAATAGCGTAACTAATGGCACTACTGCTGTTATTTCGCCTGCAATTATCGTTGATGGTCCTTATCGCAACTGCTCAGCACAAGCGGCAGACTCAGCGGCTATCACGTTCTTGAACATCGCTAACAACTCACCTTCTGTATTCTGGGCTGATGACTCTATCAAGCTTGTACCTGGTAACTTACCAGTAGAGGGCGGTGGTGTTGATAAGGTAGACGCAACGACTGAGCAAGGCTTACCGATGCGCTTCACTTACTGGTATGACCCAGACAATGAAGTAATGCTGCTTAAAGCGGTTATCTTCTTCGATTGTGAAGTTTGGTTACCTAGTCAAGTAGGTGTTATCTTAGATAGTCAGGCATAGTCTGGTTATTTAATTAATTAGCCCTCGTCATGAGGGCTTTTTACTTTAAGGGGTATTGAAAATGAAACACTTGTATAAGTCAGGTGGTGACTGGAAAACAAAGTCAGGCGCAAGCTATACTGTAAAAGCATTTAACAACCGAGAAGTTAATGAAGCAATTAACAATGGCTGGTGCTTGTCGTTAGATGATGCCACGGCTATTGAAGCGGTTTTCACTGAAGATAAGACAGCAGAGAAAAGCTTGCGAGAAGAAATTAAGAAGCTAGGCGGCAAACCTGCCGGACGTTCTTCTATTGCTAAGTTAGAGGCTCAACTAGAGGAGCTAAAAGATGGCGACACTAACGAAGGGTGAAATAGTAAACCAGTCTTATATCTTAATGCGTATTAGTGGTTTAACAGTAGACCCAACGCCAGAAGATACAAGTATTGCGCTTGCTACATTGGAAAGAATGATTCTTTCTTATGAGAACAATGGCTTATTCCTGTCTTACAATAAGTCACCAGAATACCCTTATCCAGACCCTAGCGAAGAGTCGGGAATAGTGGATTCCAACATTCAAGCGGTTACACTTCTTCTTTATAAGAATCTGGCGCCAGCTTTCGGTAAAGCCTTTCCCAATGAAATGCGAGAAGAGGCCGACACTGCATATAGAAGTTTATTTAATACTATCCCACCAGTAATGAATCAAAACAGAATGCAGCCTGCCGGACAAGGTTCATACCCTTATTGTGGTGGTGGATTACTTAAACCCAATTACATGCCTACTGAGGAGCAAATTACTGTTAATAGTGGCGGTCAACTAGACGACCTAACTATTTAAACATAGCAAGTCATTGTTATTCGGTGCTACACTTGTTGAGTCTTGGCGGACAAGGCCTCTAGTCTAACTAGGGGTCACCTACCAAGACAAGCCAAGACAAACAGCACGGACGCTTTTAATATCATGATGGGTTCGCCCACGGTATCTAACAAGGCTTGACACAATGACCTCTATTAATAAACTCACGAAAAATTCTATTGTTAACCCCGGTGATCTTTTAGTCATTTGGGATGAAGAAAACCAACGAACTCGCTCAATATCATACGACACACTGAAAGCTGCGGTTCCATACTTAGAAAGCGCTGAATACATCGGCCCCAATCTAATACTTACCCAGTCTGACGGAGAGACCATAACCGTTGCTATACCTTCAGGCGGCGATGTTATTAGCGGACTATTAGATGGTCAAGTACCTGTCAAAGACCAAGCCACAGGGCAGCTAGTTTATTCTGGTGCTACTGTTAACTCAGAGACTGGCCAATGGGTATTCGATAGAACTATTGAAGTGCCTAGTTCATCGCTAGACGTTGGTGACGTTGTTACTATTTCAGAAGGTTCAACAGATTTATTAATTAGTAATAATATTGATGGGATTGTGTCTGCTGTAGTGTCGTCTGAAATTGACAGCACTGGTGCAAAGCCGCCTTCTTACTTCAAGTTTGGCGAGGAAAAGTCATTTATTCCTCAGCCTTTCGATGATGAAGTAATTACCACCAATCCATTAATTGCAAGCTCCACTGGGCGTGTTGTTTCGCCTGATGTTAGGCAGATCAATCAGACTATATTTAGAGCTGACCAAGATATGCCCAACGTGGTAGCTCAAATTAAGGATAAAGCGTCTGGAATGGTAATTAAGTACATTCCATCACGCGCAGCATGGGAGGCCGAGACAGAAGAAGATAGAGCTAGAAACCCGGGCTTAGATTTTATTGCTGGTGACAACGTAATTGATTACGTATCAAGAGAGGCTGACAGTGATGGTGTATTCAATATCGGAGTTTCACCTTTCCGACTTACTGAAGGGCAAGAGTTCGAGATAATCATCAAAGCTGATGTAATGGCTTTAAAAGGGATTAGCGGTGTACCTTATCTTGCAGAAATGGTGCAAGACGGGCCAGAAGTATCTCTGGCCTCTAGTGGTGGCTTTATAGACTACAATGACACATCAACTTTAACAGCCCCTTTGACATTACTAGCGGATACATGGACAACAATACCAAACGATGGCCTGGGATCTTTTACCAATAAAGATTTTGCGCCCGAAGGTGTGTCGGAATTAATGGATAGCCAAGGGAGGATAGACCCAACTGGTTTGTCTTTAGGTGATGACCTTATCATTAGAAATGACTTTAGCGTAAGCCCCAATGTAAATAACGCTTTATTAAGGTTTAGGTATGAATTAGGTGATGGCGGAGATACTTACCAGCTTGAGACTAATTTAGGACGGCTCGATTACGGAAGCGGTAAATATTACAAATTCAGTTTATCTACAGATTACATTTATATGGGTGACACAAACACACTTGACAACCCGATAAAATTACAAGTTAACCTATCTACTGATGGGACGTTAATCAATACTGGTTCAGTAATTAAAGTATCTAAAGGCTTATAGTATGACAATTATTAAAATAGAACGAAACGAAGCCGCAAACTGTATAAACTTTGACGGTTCAAGCGTACCCGCATATTTTAACGCTTGTTTGTCTGCAAGTGCAGACGGAGACAATGTTAACGTTAAAAATGACATTAGATCGCTTCAGCTAGGAGAAGACTTTTTTGAATTATCAAATATCAATTACACAGTGTTCAGAGACAAGGACAATAACTCATTTGATAACGCACAAGCCGCAGCAGACTACATAACGCTGAACGGCAATGTTGCCGCACCGTCTGACATTAATGTCGGCTATTTGGGCGGCTATGACGCAAGTACGAACACGCCAGATATAACGACAGATTTAAGCGGCTTTATTAATGGTGACTGGTATTTTGTGACTGTTGCAGGCACTCAAGTATTAAGTGGTGTTAGTTATGATTTAAATGTTAATGATCAAGTTAAATTTACGCAAAGCTCACAAACTTGGAGCGTTATAACAGACCCTAGCGCAAGACTTGCAGATATTGAAAACAGCGCGCTATCTCAGTTTGATTTGTATGTTGACGCTAACTATACAGGCACAACTAGAACAGGATCAAATGTACACCCGTTTAACAACTTAACAGACGCAATATCCGCCTCAGTAGCAGGCAATAGCATATCTATAAAAGGCACTATAACCGTAACTAATAGCCCTACAGATGCTTACACATTACCTCATGGCCTATTCTTTTATGGTACTGAAAACGCTGTTGTTAAATATGTAAGTTATGACTCCACTAATGGTGATTTGTTTTACTTTGGCGGCACTGATTACACACAAGAATTTAGATTTGACAACATAGATATACAAAACGCTGGCGGTTATGGCCTTTATATTAAAAAACCACTTAAAGTAGTTGTAAAAGATTGTGAGTTTAAGTTTAACGGGTGGAACGGCACACAATTAAACACAGTGTTATCAAGCTCAGTGAGTGGGTTATTAGGTTATGACTCAACACAAGCAGAGTTACAAGCATTCTACGCAAGCACAAATACGAGTAATGGTGGCGCTATGCGTATACAAGAATGCCCACAAGTTGAGATTACTGGTAATTCAGTATTAAATAATTTACGCGGCATACGTTTACAAGACTGCGGAATTAGTGGCTATGGCTTTGTATCAAGAAACAACGCTTTTAATAATATCGAGTCAGGCATTTATCTAGCCAGTAATAGTTATGACACTGGTGGCGGCTGTGAAAATTTTGCAGTATATAACAACGCTTGTAAGTTTAACGCTAACAACGGCATTTTAGTAATTGGCGGCACTAACAATGTTATCGCCCTTGATCATATCGAGGGTAACTGGAACGGTGGAATCATGCCTTGGCATGTGTCAAACACCATTATCCGTGATGACTACCTTTTAAATAATAACAGGTCAGAATTTAATGGTATTGGTAATACTGGTGACGCGGGCGCAAGTTTAGAAATAGCGGGCGGCACACTACGTACAACAGCAAAGTTTATTTTACACGCGATCAACAATCAAATTGTAGATACAGGGTTAGGCAACGCAACAACTAGCAACGGTGTAAGATTGTCAGATTCGCTAGACGCTATAAACGACAGGTCAAGATCAATTATTCTTTTAGACAACAACACAATGCAAGGCCAAGACTACGCGCTAGTAAAAGCTTGTGATTTAGACGAGATAAGATTGATCAAGGGCGATAACACCTATATTGACTCAGCAATACAAGACACCTTGACAACTGGTGCAGGCGATTACAGTGAATTACCATACTCAAACCAACACACTGACGCAAAAACGCTTGATTTTTGCTTAGATGCTACAGGTACACAAATTGGCGTAAAAGACAGCGATTACAAAATAATTAATTA